ATAAGTCTTCTACTATGTTTTGCAAACCACCACCAATAATGGTTGATAGGTCTGTCCACCCCGTGGCTTTTGTGGCAATATTATCTTTATCTGCTAGGAGGTAAAACTTAGAGTCGCCCTGGTGGTATACTATAGTAACGTACTCCTTGAGCTGATCGCTAACAGATGTAAGGCCAGTTAAGCCAGCGTCGTTAGCAACCACCCTGACACCGCCCCTCACGAAGTTAGAATCAACAAAAGCTTTTGCTGAGTTGTTATGGCCGTATTCGCCTGCTCTTCCTACTTCAACTGGCATCAGGTTATTTTTAAGAAATTGTTGTTAAATGCGTTAGTTGAATTGGACTTGTAAACGCTATACGTAGTTGATACCCCGTATCGGTTTTCTAAAGTAAAGGTGCCTAGATCAGTAAAAGCCCCTATGGTTGAGGACACACCATCTAAAGTCATAGTGAGTATATCGGTTTCGCCTGGATAGAATATATACATAAACTTATTGCTCGTCTGAACGGTGTATGTATTTGTTTCGTCTATACTTGAAGGATATGACCCTGTTTTTATCTCTCTTTCATTGTTGCCGCTGTCGTCACCACCAAACGCTGCATAAACAGTTTGAACGGCGCTTGGTGAAGAGCCAGAAGTCAAGGCTGTTGTGTCGAAACACACTTGATAAGAGTAGTAATAGTTTATGTTAGAAAAGTCACTAGAGGTGTCAGACCCGTAAGTGCTGTCAACAACAATCCTGTACTCATGAGGTGTAGCCTCCGACCTTAAATCAACAACCCCATCTGTAGCAACCGTAACTGAGTTTGTATTTACAGCAAAGGAGATGTTGTTTTCAGTAGAGCCATTCCCTAGACCGTTAAGGGTTGTGGTAGAATCGGGGGTTGTTATTTCCCTATAGTTGCTACCTATTTTGATCTGAACAACAGAGTCAATTAGTGGATCATAAAGCTCATCCCTTCTTACGTCATAACTAAGAGTAGACTGAACATCGCCATACTCTCTAGTTGTAGAAGTTGTGCCCGTTGCGGCAGAAATACTTGAGTTACTCCTAGTTATTTGCTTGTCATTAATAAGCGGGGAGTCAAAGCTATTAGCTACCGTAAAGCTGTTTGCTGTTTGTTCGGTTGTTCCGCTAGTGCTGTCTGTTACCCTGAGTCGGAAGTGAAACACATTGTTGCTAGCCCAAGCCTCCCCAGTATTGTATGAAGTTTGAAGGTTAGAAGCGCCAAAAGTAACTTCAGAACTAGTGTAAGACTGAACTGTAGTCCAGGATCCAGTAGGTGTTGATTGAGAGCTGGATAACTGATACTCAAGTACGGCTGTCCCCGTGGCGCCTTGGTTGGCGATACCAAAGTTTATAGAAGATATACCTACAGAAGACGCAATTGAAGGGTGTTGCCAATCAGGCCCAGTAAGAGTAAAACTAGGGCTGGGGTTAACAGCATCCGTGAACGCATCAACCAAAAGCTCAGCAGCCGTCTTTCCATTAGCGGGTATGTTATCTCCATTCTTGTACTTACCAAAAGTTTTTACCAATCCATCCACCGTGGGCATATTGGCTGTGTAGTTCTGCGTAAAAGTTGCCTCAACCCCATCAACCCCATCAGCCCCGTCTTGACCAGCGGGACCAGTAGCGCCATCGGCGCCAGCGGGCCCTTGCTCACCTTGTGGTCCTTGAGCGCCTTGCGGTCCCTGTTCACCTTGCGGTCCCTGCGAACCAGCAGGACCAGAAGCTGCAAACGCAGAAACAGAAACGTTGTTTTGGATCTGCGGTATAGAAACCACAGCCGTGCTTACCCCAGAAGATACGGCAATCGTGTTACCGTCCTGAGAAACAGTGATAACAGAAGGGTTACCACCAGAAGATACGGTTACATTTGTTGCCATTATACACTTACGTCTTCATTGATTTTAAACGTTCCATAAATTAAAGTAGTGACCTTGTTGTTGTCTGAAGCGTCTGTCATTTCAATATCATAAACATACAATCCAGCAGAAGTTGAGGCCATTATCGTAGACGGAACCGAAAACCTTACAATACCGTCTGCAATAACATCTGAAGACGCTGGATCCGTGTAAGGAAGGGCTTCGCCGTTAGAGTCTTTTACGTCTATTTTTTTAGTGGCTCCACTTGTGGCGTCCAAAGTACTGAGTATGATGTTGTTATCACTGTCCCCGTCGTCAGTCCCATAAGCAGTGTTGGAATCATCAGAAACCCTGACCTCCATTTTAAAAGAGTCATTTTTATTAACTATTGAAACTGGAGTGGCAGCAGTGTCTTTAATAGTTAAAGACAGGTCGAATGTGTCTCCTTTTCGGCAGATAACATCTACCCTCTGGGATGTATCTAAGTTTATAGTTTTTGCCATCTTATTATCCTAATATTTCTGATGTTATATCCCCTGCTTGTTGATCCTCCCCAAGCTCCCCTCTTTCGCCTTGCCTCTGAGAGATGAGCTTGCTTTGCTCGACAGCTTGCTTCTTGACCCGCTCATCCTTCCTGTCGTCTTTCATTGTTTCGATAGACTCTTTAAAAGAAGTTTCTGACTCAACTTTACTAGAAACAGCTTGAGCTTTTATCATCTCTATCTCTTTTTTAAAGCCGTGCTTTACTTCTTCTAGCTGAGCTTCTAGCTGAGCTTTAAGTTGCATTTCCTGAGCTTTTAGCTGAGCCTGCATCTGCATCTCTTGCTGCCTCGCTTCCGCAGCTGCTTGGGTAGACTGCTGCTGTATTTGAGCTTGTTGCTGAGAGTTCTGCATAGCGGTCTGTTGAGCCTGCGCCATTCTTTTTTTACGTCTTACAACTAGCAAGCGCTCAGCCTGGTTAACGTCTTTTAGTTGCCGAACAGCGATTGCGTCCTCTAGATCTATTTCTTTTTGACCTAGAGCTATCTGGATGTTTTGTTCCAAATATTGACGCTCACCTTCCTCCATTTCTTTTACAACACGAACGCCAAAATTATACATGGCTAAATTCTGGAAAGAGCTAAGCACGCCCATATTTTCTTTGCCTATAGCGTTTTCGTAGATCTTGTAAAGAACTGACTCAGGATGAATAACTTGAACACACTTCACGATGTCACTACAAACCTTTTTATAAAGAACCATAGAGGCGTTTGTAATGTCATATATAGCGTTGTTTGCAGCCGCTAAAGCCTGCTGTCTAACACCTACCAGAGCATCTGACTTTGGTGAAGAAGCATCCATAACCTCATTGACTCCCGTTGCGTCTCGGATCATCTTGAGGTAGTGGTTATACAAAGTAACAAGCTCGTTTATATTTCGTATGCTGTTACCAATCTCCCTAATAGGCGGGTTCTGAAAGCCTCCTTCTGGGTTCTTACTTCTGTAATAGAAAACACCCGTCTGCTCATAAATATCATGCAGCTCTAAAGGCTGTAGCTCACCTCCTTTACCTAGCTGAACGTTCTCTAATCCTTCGATGTCGATGATGATGCCGTCAGGCTTAGCCTTTGCTACAGCTTGCTGGATCTTCAGGTGTGTAATCTGAAGTTGATCAGCAAACCCAATGCAGCTGTCAACCATAGACTTTGGCATCATGTCTAACAGATTGGTAGCGCAAACAGAATATGAAAGGTTAGTGCGAGATATATCGTGGATATTCTTAGGGATGTTGTTCTTCTTGCCGTAATCAAATAGGAAGTCCGTCCCCAGGATGTAGCACCCTCCGTAAACGGAGGCGTTTTCAAGCTTGCTTACCTCCCTGTTAAAAACAGAGCTTTTTGGGGTCTTATAGTTTTCTCCTTTAGAGTAAAAACCAACATTCCCATACTTACTTTCTTTTGATTCGTAGTACTCACAATCAACAGAAATGAACTCAAAATCAAGTATTTCAATCATGTATTCATCATAACCAAAGTTATTTGTGTTATTGAATCTGTCGTATGAGGATTGACTGAGTTTAGCCGCATCGTACCCGTACTTCTTCTGAGCTTTCTGAGCGATCTCTTTATACTGCTCTTCAGTGAACTGATCTCCAGCCATTCTTTTAAGCTCTTGAATAGGGACGTGTCTTACATGTCCTGCATAAACCAAGTCGCTAAAATTAGGATCTTCAGTAAAGCTGTGAATAAAGTGAACAGGATCTATGTAGCTTGTTTTGATTCCGTACTGAGGGTCGTTATCTCTTTTGACAACCGCCATCCCAAGTGCGGTTAAATCCCCTACACACCTTCTTAGGATGTTGTCGTTAAAATCATTCCACTCTAGGGTAAGATTTGTGGCTACCTGAGCTGCTATCTCAGAAGAAGACTTGATGTTATTACCAATAAAAATTTCAGCTTCTTCTAGCGTATCTGGAATAGAGTTAGAGTCCATACCTATAATCACGCCAGTTTTTTCCTCTATCTTCTTTAGTTGGTTTTTTGCGCTAATAACCATCTCTAGCTTTCTTCGATCGGCGTCTTTCTCAGAAGAAGAAAGAGGATCTACAGCTTCTAAATTTGGATAAGGGCTTAAAGAGAGGATCTTGTTTGTTACAATTCTTACAAACTTGGGAAGAATAGGGACTGGAGTAAAATCTATATTAAGCATACTTCCATCCCCATTACTAGGGTCTAAAGAAGTAAGAAGGGATCTATATATTCCCGTATCTTGAGTTCCGTTTGCGTACCTACGGTTTCTCTCGAAGGTCCTTTTTCTGTTTCCGTAAATGGAGTTCTGTTGATCCGTCTTGCCCCATTGTTGATATATCGATTTAGCATATTTCAACCCGTACTGGTTCCCCTTCTTCTCTTCAGAGGACGCTAACGGATCTGGAAAGCCAGCAGATTTTTTATTATTACTATACATATGCAGTAGGTGGAGTTATTTTAACTCACTGCAAATATAGTAAAACTACAAGTGCCAGGCTTTTGGCTTGTGAGTCCTAAAAAACTTCTTTTCGTTGAAGTCTGAAACAACCCGTTCTTTCTTTTTTGTTTTCTGAGCGGCTAAAAGAGCTAAACCAGAACTGATAGTCAAGTCAAACTTAGTTCTTTTGTCTATTTTGTATCCTATCCAGTCCTCTAGAGTTCTGTTAAACAGCATTTTACCGACCTCACCATCCTCTGGGTTTATACCAACATGATCATGGATAAAAGCTTCAATCGCGTGAGCGTGAGATTGGATTACGTCCTGAGAGTTTGACGGGACGCCCTTTGTCTTTACCGAGATAGAGGAGTTACCAGTCTTTAGATGGTCTGGGCGGGACATAAGATATCCATCATAGCCCCGTGATTCAAAGTGTCTGGCTATACCATACTTATTGTTTTCTATAAGGAGTGGATAACCATAAAAAAAAGCGCACATAAGAACATCCTCATAGAATATGCTCGCCAGGTCTGGCCGAGAAGCATACTCTACAACGAACATATTAGAGGGCACGTCCATGTTAAACTTATTATACATATGCAAAGCCCCTTTAGATCCCCTTCCGTCTACTGTAGCGTCAAGATCATAAGAGTCAACGCCTCCAACCCCTATGTGTGTATTGGGGGCTACTTTCTTTCCTCTATCTTCAGATCTGTTGTTTCTTAAGTGATCGGGAGGGAGCCAAGCCACTCTAAATCTGCCATTAGGATCAGGAGAAAACACCACCTCTTCATCCTTAACCCTCCATATAAAATTACCTTTTACTACGGGGTCAGGGTAAATACTTTCGTTGTGTTCTATTTGCTGGTATATCTTACCGATGTTAAATAGGCTACCCTCGATACTGTCCCTGAAGGCTTCGTCCTCGGTAAAAGGAAACTGCCTAATTATCTCATTGAGTTCTGAAGGATCATTTCTGAAGGAGTGACGGTCATTCTTAAGGTATGATTTACTTCCCTGGTCTATAACCTCGCCGTCGATACCTATGACGCCACCATGTGTGTGTACGCTTTGGGAAGGATCGTCGATTACTGGGTCTCCATACTTATCGAAAAAACCCTCAAGAGCGTTGTAGGCTGGAATAAAGATTCGGTAAAGCCCAGATCTAGTTCTTCCGTTTTGATTTCTTTCGTTAGGATCAGAGTCATGCCACAACACTCTGTACTCCTCTCCTCCTTTGTTCATGGGGTTCACGGTGCTCCCGACCATCGCTTTCCCTACTACTCGCTTACCGACAATAAGGCAAGTTCTCTCGATCCTCCAAGCTTCTCTGATGTCGCTAGGCTTCTCCCACTTGCCAGCCTCA